CGTAAACCTTGTATGAAACTCCAGCTAAATCTGAATATTGAATTTTATTTCTATTTGCTAAAGGTATTAAAACCCAGTTTAAACTTTCATCTTTTGCGTAAAAATGATTGCTTGCTGATAATGAAACTGGAGTATCATCAAGATAGACAAGTAGTTCATCCCCAGTACTAAATAAAAGATAAAAATTATCTCTACTATCTTTTTGTAATGCTGGCTGAAGATTTGTATCTACTTGAATAAATTCGTGTTGAGAACTAACCGAATGAACCCTTTCAGCACCATAGCCAATTTCACATTCAGAGTCACCATTCATCAACATCGCTGAACCAGTTTTTAGCCCATTAGTGCTTAATTCTCCACAAGATATATAAGCTTCATAGTCTTGTGCCTTTGTTGTTGTGTCTTTGGTTGCTTCGAGGATTTTGGTTGCTATTGCTTCATCGTAAGTAATGTCGGTCGTATCTAAGTACCAATCATAGAAAACTTCTCCATTTCTGTAATGCTTAGAATCGTAAAGTGTTCCATCTAATGCATAAACATCTCCATATCCAGCACCTATTCGGGTATAAATTATTTTATCGTCTGGATACTTCGGATAAGGAGTTATTGGATTTGTGAATGAGTTACCCCATAAATCACCATCTTTATAAAATGAAAGACTTCCGTCTGTCTCCCACTTAATTTTGTATTTGAACTTTGTTAGAGGTAAAGACTCTTCAAATTCTATTTTCAAAAAATGACCTTCATTTGTTTTAGTGTAGCACCATTTATCTCCACTATTGGTAAAGAAGTTAAAGACATTAGAAGCAATCGACCCACTCCCAATCAATCCACCTTCGTCACCATATATTGCATTGAAATCAACATATCCTTCAATGTGGTCACCGGGTTTAAATTCTGTAGCTGGAACAACCTTTGTACTTGCATAAGTTCCGTCAAATTCTTGATAGTTTATGAAAGTTCCTACTGCACGATATATTATTAATTGCTCCAAAGCTCCATCGCTAACTCTCTTATTCATAAACAAGTGCCAGTTAGTTTGTAAAGATTTTAAAAACTCTGGAAGTCTAAGCAATGTTGAAATGTTCCAATAATATTTTTCTGGAGAGTTTATCCCGTGAAAACCAAACTTTTGATTGTCTAAGTCTGTAACAGTTCCACTGTTTCTATCCATTATTGATTTGATAGCACTTGCATTTGTTCCAGTAATAGAATCAGCACTATAAACAGCATAAGGTGGCATTGCGTTTCCACCGAGAAAACCAGAATGTCCTTCACTATTAATCTCATTGCCATTTATATCCAGATGTTCTTGCCCTGAAACTCTGCGAGCTGGACAAACTAAATTTCTTGGTTGGATATCATCTTCAAAATTATATGCTTCTTTTGGATTATAAGGAATCAAGCCCTCAAAACAATTATAAACAATTATTGGTTGATGGTATGCCTGTGATTACTGTTCCGTCTGGTTTGAATCCATAAGCGTGACCGATAAGTGAGAAATTTAACTTTAAGTCCGTTGGATTATTTCCATTATGCCAATCCAATATTTCTGGAGCAGTTAGAGACCTGTCTGTCATTATGAAATTTGCACATTCATTTGTAGAATAGCTTGATGAGTTTCCTATTGCTCCCACCTGCCATGGATTAGCAGTATATCCTAATGACAATGTACAAGCAACTGTATTTCTAAGCGTACCATCAATATACAGTTTTAAATTGTAACCATCATACGTAGCCATTGCTGACGAAAAAAAATCAACCGAAGCTGTTATCGCTCTTCCTTGAACTTTAGCCGTCAAAACATTTTCGCTAAATCGAAATTGATAAAAGCCCCAATACCGTCCCAATAAAAACCCTGAGTCAGTATGAATATTATTTACAAAAATTCCAAAGCTTATCGATGTTTCCATATAATCTTCATGAGCAATAGTAATACATCTACTTCCATCCCCCTTAAAACAAGGAAACAAAAGCTCCTGTCCTTCTCCACCAACCTTGTCAACCAACTTTTCTTGGGGGAGAAAACTTTCAAGATAATTCAAAACATCTTGGACACTTAAGTTTTCTGTTTCTGCATATATATTCAATTTATCTTGCGTGCTAATTCCGTTATTCTCAACAATAACTCCGATTGCATCTTGAAAACTAAGTCCGGTTGTACCAGCAATAACATTAGACGCTTTTTGTATTGATAAATTTTCAGTTCCAGCCATTAAGTTTAATCTTCTTTGAGTGCTTAGTTTCATCTTTTTTACCTACTTTGATGCTGCTGTTATAGCTGCAAGGTCTTCGTTTGCTCTTTGGTTAGCAATCTGCTGTTCTTGTATCTGTAATCTTTGAGCAAAGAATTGTTGCCACTTATCTTTATCTTTTATTGTTGAATGTTTTACTAATAGGTCCCACGGAATGTCGGTAAAGGAAGCACCGGAGGAGATCAGAATATTAGCAAATGCCATATTCTGGTTAAATTCATTTTCAAGTTGGTTTGGAGTATTATCTCCTTCATCAAGAATAGCCCTACCTGAAACGTTTCTAATATCATTCTGAATATTACCATCATAATTAACATTTATCATCTCAAAATTTAATCCGGAACGAGGACTCTTTTTTATATCACTTTTTTTAACTTCCATAACTCGATCATCTTCAAAATAAACGTAAGGAACTAACTCAATAAAATCCTGTGCCAATAATTGACGTACTTTTGCCAAAGCTTCGTGATACGGATTTGTTGAAATTTTTCCCTGTCCAACTTTAGAATTATAAAGAACTCCTGTCTCGCCACTTCTTTCAGATTTTCCTTCCATTGCTGGCGTAACACTTGAAATATTATCAATAAATTCTCTATCAGTCATTACAGTTTGTAAGATTGAAGGATCAACTGTCGGAGCTGGAGCTTTTATCGGAGGTTTTATTGTTGAATTTATTTCTATTACTTTCCCCGGCTGGTTGCCGGAAGTTCGTAATTGTTCAGCTGACGATTTATCATGTTTTCCAACAAACCAAGGTTGACCCAAAGCTTGTGTTACAAAATCTATTTGCTGTGACATTCTTTTATTTATTGAATCTTGAATATCTAATAATAAATATATCAAACTTGCTTGATCCGCTTTTCTCATATTCCAATTAAAACTATAAACTGGAAAAACAGAGAATCTATCAGTATGGAAAGGAAAATCTTTATCTTGTAAAATTATATTCTCAAAATGTGGTGCAATAGTAGTAAGATGTATTTTTTCAGAATCTACTTTCCTCATAAACTGAAAAGGAACTCCACTCTTTTCTAATTCTGAATATTCTTTTTCTTTTAATTTTTTAGAACCTTCATCAGTCATAATCACATATAAAACCTCGTGAACTCTTTCTTCAAGATATAAAACTAAATACCGTTCACCTGCTTTATATTCGCCGTCACCTCTTTCAGAACTATCAGTTAATAAACTATTAGATACATTTTCCCACCAAGTTGTATTATCTTTCTCTAATTTATTTGGACGGAATTTCGATAAAATGGCTTCTTTAGTTAGCCACTCTTCAAAGATAATATAATTTGCGTCTGAAAGATCGCTTTTTTTATGTTCAGGATCAGGATGTACGTCAAAAGTATCTATATTTTCATAAACAAAACTTAAATATCCCATATCATCTAACTTTAAATCTCTACGAATCCACCCGCCTGTTGGATAAATCAAAGCATCTGCAAGAGCTGATACAAGTATTGATTCTAAATCGTTTTTATCAATAACACTCTCATAATTCTCGTTTAATAATTCAATAATTTTTTCATCGCTCCAACCTTGTGCATAAAACTTAGCACTCCGCCTACTCAACTGCTCATTTCCTATGAGGGTGTTTAACTTTCCTACAAGTAGATTATATCTTAATAATGGCTTACTATTATCGGCAGCTGCTTTCTTCTCTGCTTCTGTAAACTGATTATGATTTATATATCTCTTACATTCTTTTGCTTTTGTTATTGCTGCTTCTCTTGAAGTGTAAGAAGATTTGTATAACTTCAACACTTTAGCAATAGCTTCTTGATTTTTTTTATTTATCATGATGCCTTCCAACCTGCATTATCAATATTCTCATAATAGTTTTTCCTAAGTTTTTCTCGCCAATTTGTTTTCTTTTTTGTATTGTTTTCTATTTTTGTAAAATTTCCAATAAATTTTAAGATGAAATATCTGATTGCATCATAAACATGGTCATTAGCATGAGTGTCAACATCTTCATTCTTTTTTTCTCCTTTTGATTGCTCATAAGGTAATGCTGGAATGCTCATCATTGTTTCACCGCAACAATCAAGACACTGGAATTGTGCATATTGTTTTCCTGTTTCTTCGCTTTTTTTAATCTGAAAAGAATTTCTTACTGCATTTAAACCGGATATTCTATCGTTATTTGCTTTCGTCAAGACTATATTATAATCAAGATAATCCTCTTGTGGAGATTTAAACTCATCTTCTCTATCTTGCCTGTTCCACATTGCCGGATCTGCAATGTCTAAAGAAAAATCATCATTCTGTAAGTTATAATTTTCCAGAAAATAACTATTTACCAATTCTGCTTGTTTCTTCGCTGTCAATTCTCTTTCTACTATTTCAGCAAATTCTATAATCTTATTTGTTTCATTGTGAACTGCAAACGCCACACAAACGAAGGGATCTCTATATCCATAATCATAACTACGATAAAGCCGATAATCAGTCCAATCGAATGTCAATTTTTTTGTTATCAATTCTGTATAATCTTTTGCACCAAAGAAAATCAATTCATCAGCTGTATGAATATCTTCACGCCAATTATCAAAAACCTGTCCTGCAAATATAGCCCAATTTCCGTAAAGATACATTTCTTTATAAATTCTACCTTTCCCTACAAAGTTAGAAACATATTTAATATCTTGAAGTAAATATTGATTATCAAATACAGTTGCTGGAATATATAGAAGTTTTTCTCCAGCTTCATTAATATAAATATCATTTGCTTTTTGAGGTTGGAATGTTTCTTCTTCAAAAATTTGTGGTACTTTCGCTTTAGGGTTACCGCAAGCATTCCTATAAGCCTCTGCAAATGTTACAGGATCGCCATCGTCAACTGGTAAGCATTTATCTACAAATCTATTTTTTACATAAGAATGACCTCTACCGCCGGGGTTAGATGTATAAATTTTCCGTGCCGGTATAAATTTATGAGCTGAACGACAACAAGCTTCCATCTCTTCAATGAAGAATTGAGAAAACTGCGTCAACTCTTCAATTACAAGAGTATGAAAGTTAGGACCTCTAAAAAAGTCCAAATGCTCTTCTTTATTACAGGATTTTAAAAAAACTTCTGCACCAGATGGAAATGTCCACTTCATATCTTGCTTGATCCAATTAGCACCAAAGTCTTTAAAAATTTTTCTACACTCTACGAGGGTATTGGCAAATAGTTGCTTTTCTGTTCTACGAACGAGAACTGCTTGATAATCGGGATAATCTATCACAAATTTATAATACATTCCAGAAGTGGAACGCCTAAAACTTCTAATATCTATTCCTTTTTTCACAATTTCAACTTCCGTATATTTCTCAACAACATATAATGCTGTTGATGCAACAGTCCCAAGAGATTTACCGCCACCTCTTGCACCGCCAAAAAGAATAACATCAGCTTGTGAATATAAAAGTGATTCTTGTTTCTTTGTAAAATTTATTTTAGCCATAACGAATTAATATAATTGTATTTTTTTTGTCAAAAGATTTATTTTCTTAAAAAATTTTTTTTTGGGTAATAAATATAGCGTTACGGTTTTCTATGTTTTTGCATAAGTCAACACTTTTTAAAGCCAAAGTTGGTTTATATGAAAAATGCCTATGTTGACATATATATATATAAGAAGGGGGCAGTCCACAAAAGTGGGTGGGTAACTGAAAAAATAAGAGCTGGAATTGAGAATTGAAACCAAGATTGGAAGGACGAGAATAGATGAGAAGGAGATTAGGAATCAGGAAACAAGATTCCATAATTGGAGGGAGAAGCACTCATTTTGTCTCGTTAATCTTCCAATCTTGATAACGATAAACTGTAACTGCCTGTAAAATGGACAGATACGAGGAAAACAAGACAATATTCAATTTTGTCTTGTTGCATTTTTCTATATTTTCGGATCATATAATTGATGATGATGTTCGATGTTTGATGTGGATTTTCCGCCGAGAAGTCGAGAAAGCGATGCAAAAGTCTTGAGTAAATTAATGCGGTCCCGGACCTGCATTTTGGAATAATCTTCTTCTGATAACGATTCTACCAGCTTAACAACTTCCCCAGTCATTTTTCTCGAGACAAATTGGCTTAAAGTATCTGCAATGGCAGACGCCTGCGACATTATTTTATCTTTCTCATCCCACCATCGGTATAATGTAGTAATAGGAATATTTAAAAGTCTGGAAACTTCGGAAAAATTGGGAAGATAAGATCCGTTAATAATTCTCTGCGTGGAGGTCATAAACGAGATACCCAACATTTTCTGGTCTGGAGTATATTGACCCGTCTCAGATTTCGTAATAATTTCGCCAAAAATAGAGCCGGATATTTCCTCAAGCACCCCTTCTTTTTTCCGGTTTCTTTCCTTTTTTTGCTCCATTTTTGCTCCTTTTATGCCCAAAAACGGGCTTTTTCCCCTCTACAGTCAACACACGAAAAATTTCTATTACTCGACATTTTCCCCTTTTTCGCATAGATTCCATAATTGTCAAGCTGTTTTCTCGTCACTTTTTTAGCACTTTTTCGCTATTTCAGAAAAAAAAAACAAAAAAGATAAACATATAGAAATACGACAGTTAGATATAATTGGAGTACACATTACAAGACAAAATAAAAAAAAAGTAAAGATAATCCTTGACAAAAAAACAAAAAAAACGTGAGTAGAAATTAGAAGCACAAAAAAAACAATATCCGGTGCGAAGAAAATACGCAAAACCGGAAAGGAGATTGAAGATGAAAAAACGAGAAATCAAGGACATGTTAGCAAAAAGTAACGAAGAAAATTTCAAATTCAAATTCAAAACTTTTTCAATTGATGACTTCAATTGGACGGGAACAAAATGGGATGAAGAATTAGGTATTGAGGAAGATTTCGACATCTGGGAAACAGTACAAATTGATGAGATCCAGATCCATAGAGATCAGATAGAAAAATTATTGGGATCTGATATTGCTGACACTGAAACATCCTGCTGGTCTGGGACTGTCATCGAAAGTGATGGGGAAAAAGTGTCTCGACCTGCCTTCGGTGGAGAGAGCAACACGGACGGAACTCCGGAAATGGGAAATATTTGCATTCGAATAGCTGACTTGTTGTTAGCTGATGAAATAGAAGAATATTAAAACCAACCGCCCGCCTAAACTGCAATTTAGGCGGGCAACAAAGCAACAAGGAGATTGAAGATGATAAGATATATCAATATGAAGAGCAAAACAGGAAGTGAAACAATAGACGAATTAGACAGAAAGGATTTCAAAAATTATCGGGAATTCTTGAAAGAATTAAGAAGACTAACATCTGAGTATCGAATTAATGGATTCGATTGTCACACAAGTCAGCGTCCGTGTGCAGGATGGAAAGATGAGTAGATTTATGATAGAAATTTTCGGAACAAACACAATCAAGGGAAAAGAAGCCGGATTAACGGCAAAAGAAGTTTGTGAAATGAATGTAATAACAGCAACAACCTTCTTCGGGTTCACCGAAGAAGAGGCGATAAACATTGTCAAAATATGGACAAAACATTGCAAAAATTACAACATCTTTAAATAAATTTTAACCAACCACCCGCCTAAACTGCAATTTAGGCGGGCAACAAAGCAAGGAGCGAAGCGATGGAAAAGAACAAAGAAATAAAAATTGATTCTTCTTTACGAGGAGAATGTAAAAAAATAGAAGATAAATATAAAAGGGTACACGCAAAAATGTTAGAACAATGTAAAATTGTAGATCAAATTACTACAATAGACTCTGAACCTTTTGAATTTCCGGATTACAAACCGGAAAAAATAAAGAAAAATGTACATTCTGCAATCTTGCAATTATCAATTACTTTTAAGAATTGGGTTATAAATAAAGTGGAAGACTTTTATTCCGTAAAGGTTAAGTTGAATTTATTTGAGAATATCAAATATCCGAATAAATATAACACAGATAATTTTAATGAAGCAGTTAAAGAATGGAAAGAGAGATGCACTGAAACGATCTCACTTGATTCCATTCTAAGTGAAATTACTTCACAGGTTGGAAATTTTGAAAAAACAGCGTTCGATCAACTAATTTCAAACACGCATAAAGCGATTGGAACTTTCAGCAAGTGGAGAAATGAAAAAAAAGCTGGCATGTCAAAAGCAGAATTGTCAGGGAAAGTAATTAAAATTTCAGATTTTGCCCGATATGACGCATGGTCTAATGGACCAGGCTTAAAGATAGATTGGGATTGGAAAGGAATAGAATTGCTTTCTGAAATGTATTCTTACTTTTTGGCAAAAAACTTAAAAATTAAAGCTAATTTACCATTACCGGGAAATACTATAGGAGAAAGAGATTCTTTCTCGCCAAACACTGTCTTCGGAACAAAAAAAATGGGAGTGAAGTTTTATAAAAACCAAAGAGTTGACCTAAGGTTTCAATCCAAATCGGAGGCAGAAGAATTCTATAGCATCTTCAGATTGGGGGAAATGATTTAACCAACCGCCCGCCTAAATTGCAGTTTAGGCGGGCAACAAATAACAAGGAGCGTTATATGTATTTGATCAGATTACAGGTTATACATGGCGGAAAAATCGTCAAGGATATTCAAACAAACAATCAATGGAGCGTAAAAAATGGTAGTAAGCCCAATAAAAAGCCTTGTGGTCCTGCAACGGATCAAAGCTTTACTGCTCGAAAAAGATAGCACCGGCAGAAATGCCCTACTATTTAACTTCGGAATCAACACAAATTTGCGAATATCTGAGATTATTATTCTCAGATATTCGGACATCTTCACAGCCGGAAACCAATTCCGGGAACATCTACGAATCACCCCTCTGAAAAAGAGAGGAAAAAAAACAAAGAAAACAATAAAACTTAACAAAAAACTGAAAGAGCAGATTCAAAAATTCTGCCTTTCAAACCACATATCGGGAGAGGATTTTATTTTCTTCTCCTTCAGAAACAAGAAAAAGAATCTCCAACGCCAGCAAGCATGGAGAATCTTAAAAGACACGGCAGAAATTGCCGGATTTACAGGAAACATGGGTTCTCACAGCATGCGGAAAACGTTCGGTTACCACTTTTTCCAAAGTGCTACAAACTCAAAAGAACAGAGATCAAGACTTGCGATGTTACAGATTTTGTTTTCCCACGCATCGCAAGAAGTTACATTGCGATATATCGGAATAGAGCAGCAAGAAATTGACGCTGCTTATGA